AATTTAACACAGAATCAAGCTTTAGAAAATTTAAAACATCTATTGCTTACTAGAAAAGGAGAAATTTATCAAAAACCTACGTTCGGAAGTGATTTACTAACATTAATTTTTGAACATACAATAGAAGAAATAAAAATTAATGTACAAGATATAATAAAAGAAGCTGTCGGCTTATGGATGAGTTATATAGATATTATTGATATATTAACTAATATAGATGAAAATAATAGTAGTATAGATATAACTATTAGATTTGCAGTTAATGATATTCCTTCTAGTACCGCAGTAGGAATATCAGTAGGAAGCGGAGGAACAATTACAGTAAATAATATTACAGCAGAAGTTCCTGGAGGAAGTGGTACGCCTAGTAATTAAAAAAAAAGTATATAGATTATGGAAAAAGATATTACATATTTAGGAAAAGATTTTAGTCAATTTAAGACAAATTTAATTGAATTTACTAAACAATATTTTCCTGATTCATATACTGATTTTAGTGATGCGTCTCCTGGCACATTATTTATTGAAATGGCTGCATATGTTGGAGATGTTTTAAGTTATTATATGGATTCTAATTTAAAAGAAACTTTTTTAGAACATGCACAAGAAAGAGGTAATATTTTTGACTTAGCTAGAAATTTAGGATATCAACCAAAAAACTCAATACCTGCATATGTTAATTTAGATTTATTTCAATTATTACCAGCAATCGGTACTGGTGATAATGTTAAACCAGATTTTGATTATGCATTATCAATTAAACCTGGTATGTCGGTTAATCAAGTAAATGGGAATGCTGTATTTCGTACATTGGATAGTATAGATTTTCGATTTTCATCTTCATTTGATAATACTGACATTACTATATATGAAACGGATGATACTACAAAACTTCCAACGTATTATCTACTTAAAAAACAAGTACGAGCTATTTCGGGAGAATTAAAAACACAAGAATTTACATTTGGTTCGCCAATTGCATATGACAAAGTAGTTGTTAATGATTCTAATATTATTGATATAGTATCCGTAACTGAATCAGATGGTGATGCTTGGACAGAAGTTCCATATTTAGCACAAGATACTGTATTTGAATCAATCCCAAATTTAGCAGAAAATGATCCAGAACTATCTGTATATAGAGCCGGCGCCCCAAGTTTATTAAAATTAAGAAAATCATCTAAACGGTTTATTACAAGACTTCGTGCGGACGGATTAATGGAATTACAATTTGGATCTGGAGTATCTGATAATAACGATGAAGAAGTTATTCCAAATCCAGATAATGTAGGTAATGGGTTATCTGGATTTAGACGTAATTTAGATGTAGATATAGATCCATCTAATTTTTTATATACACGAACATATGGTCAAGCACCGTCAGCTACTACATTAACAGTAACATATACTACAGGTAATGGATTAAAAGATAATGTGCCGTCTGATACGCTTACTGAATTAAATACTATAGAGTATGATGATAATATTAATGCTACTACTGTTGCGCCTATAGTAAATTTTATTAAACGGTCGTTATCTATAACAAATCCAGAAGCGGCTGTAGGAGCAAAAACTGCTGATTCTTTACAAGATATCAAAAACAATGCTATGGCTAGTTATGCTACTCAAAATCGATTAGTAACGAGAGAAGACTATATAATTAGAACATATTCAATGCCGGCTAGATTTGGTAGCATATCAAAAGCATATATTGTTCCAGACGATCAAATTACTCAAAAAGATTTAGTTGAATCTAGAATTGCAAATCCATTAGCATTAAACATGTATGTATTAGGTGTAAATGAATCAAATGAATTAGTAGCAGCAAATGACGCCATTAAAGAAAATTTAAAAACATACTTAAATTATTACCGAATGTTAACTGATGCTATAAATATTAAAGATGCATTTATTATTAATATAGGTTTAGATTTTGAAATTTCAGTATTAACTAATTTTAATAGTAACGAAGTATTAATAAAATGTATTAACAAATTAAAATCATATTTTAATATTAACAAATGGCAAATTAATCAACCTATTATTAAATCAGAGATAACAAATATTATTGGTAATATAAAGGGAGTACAAAATGTTATTAACGTTCGTTTATTAAATTTATACGATTCTGGGGCAGGATATTCTGGAAATGTATATGATTTACCCAGTGCTACAAAAAATGGAGTAATATATCCTTCATTAGATCCTAGTATATTTGAAGTTAAATTTCCTAACGGTGATATACGGGGTAGAGTAATAAATTATTAAATGATATAATATTTATAGAAAAAAAGGAAAATTATGGGCGTATTATCTACAAATCGCGCACAAATATCATCAGGAGGATTAATATCAGCTAGTTTTGTTTCAGATGTATACGATATTTTAACAGGTACTACACCAGATACAGCTGTATTTTCTGGATCTTTAAGTGTATCTGGTTCATTAAATGTTAGTTCTACCATAACTGGATCTTTTACAGGTTCATTAGTTGGCGAATTAACTGGTACTAGTACTACTGCTTCGTATGTAGCTGCTGGTAATATAGACGGAACAGTAGCAAATGCTACTTCTGCCTCATTTGCTACTACTGCAGTTTCATCATCATTTGTTGCTAGCACGCTAACATTTGGCACTAGTTCTTCTTTACCAACGGCAATAAATGGAATGTTAGCTGTATCGTCAAGTGGAGATTTATATTTTGCTAGTGCAAGTGCATGGTATAAAGTAACATTAGGTTAATAAGGAATAATATGTTTAGAATATTTTATGCTGATAGTGATGCTACTTTATACGAACACGAACCAGATGTAAATACTGGTTTAGATGAAATATTAGAAATTGGTAAACGACTACATACAGATGGAGAAACATTTAAATTATCTAGATCTGCTATTAAATTTAATATGTCTGATATTCAAACTGTATTAACAAAATATTCTGTTGGACTAGATTCTTGTAAATTTACTTTACAGTTATATGCATGTGAAGCTAAAGGATTGCCATCTGAATATGCAATTGATGCTAAAATATCAGCACAGCCATGGATTAATGGTACTGGCTTTTTATCTAGTATTCCTGCTAAAACAAATGGAGTACGGTGGGCAGAGCCTGCAGCTTCATGGTCTTTAAATTCACAAACATATACTATAGATGGTGCTAGTGTCAATAATAATTTATGGATATCTAGTAGTCAAAATGTACGAGTAAATCATACATCATTATATGTATCCGGTAGCGGATCAGGTGGTAGTTGGCTGTATCAAAGCGGCAGTGGTACATTTAATTCTTCTAATTTTAATCAATCATTTTTTCATCAACCTGGATTAACTGAAAATGAATCATTTTCATATAGGCCAACTGATATTAATATTGACGTTACTGATGCTATACATCTTTGGATTAGTGGTAGTGGTAATAGGACTATAGATAATAATGGATTTTTATTAAAATTTTCAGATAGTGATGAAGGTAGTGCAAATAAAGGGGTTGTTAGATATTTTAGTAGAGAAACTCATACTATATACGTTCCTAAATTAGTAATGTATTTTGATAATTCTGAATATACAAGCAGTTTATCACAAATAGATTTAGACTCGTATTTAACACATACAAAAATTAAGCCACAATACAAAGATACTGAAATTAGTAAAATTCGTATTTATGCACGAGATAAATTTCCTGGTAAATCTCCTACGAACCTATTTCCAGTGCAAACAGTAAAACGTTTACCAGAAACAACATATTACGCTATTCGAGATGCTGCTACAGATGAATACATAATTCCGTTTGATGATATTTATAACAAAGTAAGTTGTGATTCTACGAGTAATTTTATTCACGTTGACATGAATAGTTTTATGCCAGAAAGATATTATCGATTAGAATTTAAAATTAAAGATGGAATCACAGAAGAATATATTGATGACCAGATTTATTTTAAAGTAGTTAGATAATGGCAAAATTAAGAAAAAATTTTAAAGTTAATTTAGGAAACCAAGCCGTTAAACAGGTTGTGCAACAACAGATACAACAAGCAATTGGTAGAGCTGTAGAAAAAGATCCAAGAATTCTTGCAAATCAGATAAAATATCAAACAAATGGATTAAATTATAAATCAAATAATATAAGTATAGTTCCTAGAAATAATGGAGGTTCAATTAAATTACAAGACGAACAAGATAATAATCCATTATTAATTATAGAACCAACCTCTACAAAGATATTAACAAAATCAATATTAAAAGTTGTAGATACTCAATTTAATTATTTTAAATTTCCTGCTAATACAAGAATTATTGGTACCGATAATGTAGACCTAGATTTAGATATAGATTTAACAATTGATCAAGAAGCAGAAGATATTATATATGCAAGATACAAACCATCTGAAAACAGAAAAATTCTTGCTGATCCAAATGGTAATGGAATTCCGTCTGGTATTTTAATGGATGAATTAGAAGAAGGACAACTTCCAAAAAAATCAAATAATTATTATATAACTAAACAAATTAAAGAGTCTGGAGCTGATTTACGATTCCGTATCAAAATTAATTTTAGATATGATAGTGATACAACAGATTTTAATACAACATATTTTTATATATCAAGAAATGGTCCTAATAAATACTTACAAAGAGATTATATACAATATTTTGATTTTGAAAATCCTTTAGCCGGCGGAGGGAAAATATCACAATATCAAGTACAAGATGCAACAAAGGACGTAGTTATTGCAAACACAGAATTTGAAGTAGGAGATACATTTAGTATAACAGCATTAGCTGGTATTAATAATCCTAATAAATATAGCACAATAAATGCAGCTCAAACTTATTGGTCTATAACAGATG